AAAATCGGGAATCGTGATCGCTCCCGAGAGGACGGCCGAGATCAAGAAAGTTTCATAGATCTCATCCATTACACTCTCGATTGCCTCTCTGTCGTCTGCGAAGGTTTCACCGTCTTCGATAATTCCTTGTCGAGCCGAGCTGTAATTCGACTGACTCATGTCGCGCGATGTTGCCTCGTATGATAAGCCGTTGCCGGCTGCGATCATCCTTTGATGCGTTTTGATGAACGTGGACGCGTCAGCGGCCTGTCCGGTTGGATTGACCACCTGCACTTCGTCGCCTGCGTTCAGTTCATTGATCATGCCGGGAGTGAGCATTTTTCCGTTGTAGCTGTATTTGTTTTCAACGGAAGGACCTCTACCGAGCCCGACTGTCGGGAGTTGTCTTTTGATGAATACCGCAAGGCAGGCATTGATTCTCTCTTTGACCGAGACCGCATTCATGAACTCGTTTGCGTCACGGATGCGCTTCATGACCGGTGTCATTTCCGGCATCTCACGACATTGTGAGAATCTGCTTTTAGAGAAATAAAAAATCACATCTTTGGCATCGACATATTGCGGATCACTCAGGATCTCCATTCCGTCGAGCGAGTATTTGCGTATATAGTATCCGACCGGTCTGTTATCCGGCGTGAGCTCTATACCTCCGACGACCTTGTTGCCTTTCGTTTTCGGCTGATATTGATTCAGATCGAGCTCATCGACCTCTAACATCTGAAGCTGAAACGGCAACAAACCATAATTCGTGTACCGTTTAAGGAACAGCACGCCTCCGTCGATCTTCTTTCGCTTGACGGCCGTTCTCAATATCTGATTAAAATTCTGCGTTCCGGTGACATCGCAGTTTCGAGCCTTGCACCATTTTCTCCACAGCTTTTCAATCTGATCGCCGAGTTCTTCATCCTCGATCTGTACCTGCAGCTTCCTTCCGCCGCCGATGATGTTACGTACCCAAGCGGAGATCAGGCTGTTCATCATGTCGCTGTTGCGCTCTAAGTCGCGAGCTCTGTTGCGGACGATGTCGCGGCTGCCGCGATCGAGGAACTCTCCCGAGCCGCCCGACGCTATCCAGTTTGCGTTGATCCGGCTGAAATCGCCGACGTCATAGCTCCCGCGCAATTCTTCGATGACCTGTCTATACGCGGTGCGCTGCGCTCCTAAACGCGGGGAGATCACTGATATTGCACTATCAATAAATTGTGAAATGCCCATTTTTTCACCTCCCATCAAAGAAGGCGACAGAAACGCCATCAAGCAGCGAGTTCTTTCCCTCTGTTGCTATTTCCACAGCGAGGTCCGAACGTAGCTTCCTCAATTCTGTTATGTTGGCGCGTGTCAGAGAACGCGATCCGATTTTATAGGATTGTCCGCCCACAAGGATCGCGTATATCGCTTTGTCGACTTCTTCATATAACTGTTGTTTTGTCATGTTTTCTGTATCCATGCTATAACCAACTTTCGTTTACTCTTATCCACGATTCCTCTTTCGATTCTTCGCGATGCGTTTTTTGATGATCGGTCTGAAGCTGTTCGGCTTCTTCATCCCTTAAGTGCGCGGTCCTTATTCCGAGCGCATCGGCAGCGGCGAGGCAGTAGACCTCGGTGTCGAGATAATGGTTATCTGCGTGAGACGTTTTCAGATGCCATTCCTGCTTGACCTTGCCGTTGTTCGTTTTAACATTGATCTTATGCTCTGCGGTCACCTGCTCGGCGTATTCTCTGTCACATCCTGAATAAACCATCCACGAGCCTGATCCGTTCTTCTTTCGCATTCGGCCTGCAATCATGTCTTTATACTTGCCGGTATCGACGATGATCAGTTGCATTCCGTACGCTCTCGAATCGAGTTTATTGACTTTGGAGATTTTGTAATGATTCATCATCGGGTTCGACGCGCCTTTGACCGGGATCGCCCAGTCTGAATTATCGGCGCAAAAGTCGTATGTCGAATCTGCATCATATCCCGAGTCGATCAAGCAGAGGGAGACGACCATATCTTCGCCGCTCTCTGTCTTGTACGGCGTGTTCATTATCCGCTCGACGTCGCGGAAGCTGAACACCTGCTGATGGAATATATTCTGTGATGTGATGTGATTTCCGAAGGCGCGGATCGAAACGTACAGGCTGTTTTCCTGAACGTCGACTCCGCCTGTGATGATCTTTGCCCATGAGGGAACTATCAGCTCCGGGACTTCCGTCTGTCGATCGAGCACGAGATCGGCGTTCGTTTTCAGCTTTGTATCCTCCCACGGCTCTGCAAGCCACGAGTTGACGAAATTCTGAAACGCCTCGGAATCGTCCTTCGACGTCAGGAATGCTTTTGCTACCTCGGCGAAGCGAACGAACGGGCTGTAGAGCGTGTTGAGCCAGAACACGACCTTCCGCGCGAACTGCGTCTTGCGCTCCACGATCTCCCACGTTCCCTGCTGCAGCATTATGTATTTCTGCGAGTCGGTGATGATCGCTCCGCATTCCTGACAGACATACCGGGCACGCTCCGCCCGATCCGCGTATGACATCGACGGATCGTCCGGGAATCGCAGATTTGAAAACTTGAACTCGATTTTCTTCCCGCAATGAGGACAGGGCATCAGGTAGTGTTTTTCTATATCTGCATTTTCCTTTGCTTCCCATATGTGGTTATTCCTGAGCGTAGGAGTTGAAGCGAGGACTATCTTTCTATTGTGAAACGTCTTCGTTCTCTCTCTGGCGAGAGAAACGGGATCAGCCTCTTTTCTCGAAGCGCCCGGGTATTTATCGGTTTCATCCAAAAAAAGGTACTTAATCGGTTTACTCGCGAGCCCTGACGGAGAATTGGATCCAACAAGACTAAGATACATATCATCGAACTGCATTTCGAGTACGCTTGAATCGTTGGCGTGATACCGTTCTTTAAGCGCCGGGCTGTTCGTGATCATCGGCTCTATTCTGTTCTTGCTGATCGATTTCGCGAGCTCATCCGTCGGATACACCACCATCGCGGGCGATGGATCCTCGTTGATGACGAAGCCGATCATATTTAAGATCGCTTCGGTTCCGCCCACCTGCGTAGGCTTTACGAAGATGATTTCTTCGGTTTCGTAGTTGTTGAACTCATCCATCAAACCTTTTAGGTAAGGTGTTGACGAATTTCTCCACGGTCCCGGCCGGGCTGTCGTTTTAGCGTCAAGCTGTCTGTACTTTTCCGCCCATTCGGATACCGTGATATTCTCGGGAGGGGTTAAAGCCTTTAATGCTCTGATTATGTAATCAGGAGCACTAAACTTTCTTGTTTTTAGCGTTGGTTTTCTTTTTCTTGCCAACGGCCGCTTCTCCCTCTATGGTTTCGCTGTTCCCTGCGACAACGAAGTTGTTAAGCAGTGCTATTATGTCAGTATTAAGCTCTGATTCAACCGCACGCAGCTCAACGGGATCGTCGCATACGCTCGTCAGTCTGACCGACAGCTTACTGGGTATACTGAGCAGAAATTTCTTCACGACCGTGAAGAAGCGCCTATAATCTTCTTCGACTTTATCCACTCCGATATACTTACCGCTTGCTATCGCGTTTTGAATGGCTTTGTACTCACCTTGCAACTCTTTGAGCGCGATATCCTTTTCGAGCTTTTCTCTTTTCAGCTCGTTCTCCGCTTCGCTGTGGCTTTTGCCGTATGCTTTGTCTGAGAGATATTTGACATATCGCTGAATGGTCGGCACGAGGTCGTATCTTCGCCCGCTCAATGTTTCGACTGTCGGAAGGACGCCTTCCTGCGTCAGCTGCTGTATCCTGCGGACGGTCAGCTGAAACAACTGAGCTATTACATCAACTTTGTAGTATGTGCTTTTTTCGGTTGAAAGTTTTCCATCTGACATTGGTAACACCACCCCCCCCCGAACGAGCACTCCGCTGTCAGTTATGTAATCGGTTATCATTCTATTTTGACCGCTTTCTCTCCGGTGAATTCTTCCCAACGCTTGACGATGACATCGCAGAAACGTTCATCGAGCTCCATGAGGAAGGCTCGGCGTTTCAGCTGCTCTGCCGCTATCAGCGTGGATCCGGATCCGCCGAACAGATCAACAACAAGGTCGTTAACTCGGGATGAGTTTCTCATAAGTCTGCCGACGAGTGTAACCGGTTTCATGGTCGGATGGTAATCTGACCGCATGGGCTTCTTCTCGTATAAAACGGTTGTTTTGTCTTTCAGGTCGCGGTATAATTCATCGACCAGTGCGAGAAGCTCTTGCTTACTCATCT